AGCCTATTGTCCCGCTTTTATATGCTGTGTTATAAACTGCCATAATTAAACCTTACTGATATTGATGTTTTTAGTCTGCCAGACCCCTGACAGATAAGTCAGAGTTATGTCTACTGTCCAGGTAACTGCGTCGTAATCGAAAACTTCTTGAGTAGACGTAAGTTCGTCTCCTGTATAAGTCAAGGTCTTTGTGTGGTTCGTGATTCCTTGGAAATCTGTATAAGTAAGTGATGTCAATTTACCTCCTGTGTACGAACCTGTACTAGGTGCGATGGAAGCTAAATAAAGTATAGTGTCTTCAGGGAGTACGTCAGGTATGACTGGAGTGCCTTTTTCTCTTTGATAGAATACTCCTGTGTCTCCTCCACCTTTTTCTATAGACTTCTTCTTAAACTTACCGTCGGTGTATTTAATAGTGAACTCTACACTTCCTGCTTTCTCGTCTATTTCGAGGTCTGCTACGGCTTTTTTGCCGATTAAATCTTTAAGAAAATTTTGGTCTTGTTTGCTTAGCTCTCGGACTGAGATTGCTGGAGCGTCTTTACCTGGTCGGCCTTGAATCCCTTTGTAGCCTCTAAGACCTCTTTCGCCTCTCTTACCAACTTCGCCTTGTGTGCCTTTAGGACCTCTTGGTCCGATAATAGAATCACCTTGCTCTCCTCTTTCGCCTTGTTCGCCTTTAAGACCTTGTGCGCCTCTAGGTCCCTGCTCTCCTTGGATACCTCTAGCACCTCTAAGACCTACTTCCCCTTTGTCGCCCTTGAGACCTTTGACGAGTAGGAGTTATCTTTTTTATCTCTTTCATTCTAAGGTCCACTTCCCTTGTCTCTTAATGTAGATATTGCCATCCTCATCAAATCCTCTTTCTTCTTCCTTAGTCTCGTCTGGTGTTGTGTCTGCTGGATTTCCAGTTTCGACCACTTCGATCTCGTTTTCTTCGAAATTGGTGATCGATACATCCTGAGATGAAAGTTCTGGTAGAACTAGATCTGCTTCGTCCAACTGTTCTTTCCATGAAACAAGGTCCTTTAAGGTCTTTTCAGGGTCACCGCCCATCTCTTTAATAACTTCCTGCATTGATTTAGCTCCTGAACGTACCTTAAGAAGGTCAGCCTGGAACTCTTTCAATGGATCGATATTTTCTAGTGCTGGAGTGATCCAAGACACTCTTTCGAAGCGTTCTGGGTTCTGAAAATAACCCGGGAGGTTTAAGTTACCAGATAGGACTTCCATTCTTAGCCACTTCTTAAAAACACGATGGCATAGGTGAGAAATCTTCCTCTCCCAGATCGGTCTCAGAGATTGTTTGAAGTCGTTGCGCACTGCACGTAAAGTCGTAAAGTTTAATCCACTGTAGTCTTGGGAAATTAATTCGTAAGGCAACTGGATAGCGGAAGAGAGTCTTCTAATGACAATTTCATTAAAGTCTGAGAAAGCTCCTGAAGAACGCTGCATAGTGTTCATCGTTACTGACTCACCTGACTTAAGGTATTGAATTGTAGCGTTGTCGAGAGTCTCTACGTATTTTCCGTAAAGTTCGTTCTCTTCGATCTTTCCACTGAAGTTATTCGAGAAATTTCCTGAAGGAGGGGCTGTTACAAAAGCCATCCACTTAGATGACATTTTCTGTGCGTCCATCTCTGCAGTCTCATAGTCTCTTAATGCATAGGCAGATAATACTGCACTTGCAAAAGGACTCATACCTCTTAACTGGCCAGGTCTTAAGGTCTTAAATGAGTGGATGATTTGATCAGAAGGGACTTTGAACGTCTCATGTACAAAAGTGTTAGCGTCGGATGTCTTCGTGAAGTGGTACGCCTCTATCTTGCCTGTTCTTTGAGAGTATTCTATACCTCTCCAGAGTGTGTTGCCGTTTTTTGCTTTAGATACTTTAAAAAGACCTGGATCTGATAAATTCAGAGGTTCAATAGGTGATAATGTATATCCACCTTTTTTAGAGATGTTTTCAGCGAAAAGGTATTCCCCGAACTCACATTCTTGTCTTTCGGAAAGAGCTTGCATTTGCCAAAAATTCAATCTTCCGTCTGTAGAACACTTAGAAGGATCGTTAGCCCAAGCCATAAATGCGTCTTCTACTTTCTGGGAAGTTTCTTTGTCGATACTTCCTTTAGCGTCCTCGATGATGACTTGGGGTTTTATGCCTCCTGCCACTACAAAAGCTTCTCTATTGTTTACAGCACCTGAAAAAACTGGAAAGTCTCTGATTAGACCTGAAGTTCGTTGAACTACCACATCCCAAGAAACACCGAACTCGTCGTTCTGTGAAGTGTTGTGGTGTTGTGGAATGCCTGTTGTAGGAGACGACTTGGCTGCCGCATATTTCCTTAGTTTAATGTCTCGATAGACATTATAAGCGTCTTCAATCCAGCCCATTAGATAAGTCCAGTTCCGTTGTTAAATGCTTGAGTACGGAACCCTGCCTTCTTTACAGCACCTTCTTCAGGTTGATCTAACTCATCTTGAAGGTCTTAAGTTGAAGAAGTTCTGTGATAGAGCGTTCTTAACACGATGTCCATCTGCCTCTATTTCTGAAGCAGAACCTAAGTTTTGGATGATTGAATCTAAATTGGCCATATGATTCCTCGAAATTTTCCAACACCATATACCTGTTTTCTAGGTATTGCCTGTCTTTAAATAAGAAAACCTTCTCGGAAGGGAAGGGTGAACCTGCCGAGAAGGTCATATGCAAAAAATCTCTTTCTCAAGGTTCAGATCGTTTATACAGGAGCCGTCACAGACAGCAAAGACCTGACCCTTGAGAAAGGGAGGCCCGTCAGGATTGTCAGCAAAACAAAAGGAGCGACGGGCCTTTGAATCAAGGGAGTAATCGTATTTTAATACATTTTAGACCTTATTCAAGCCTTTCTAGTGGTTTTTCTCGCTCTTTTCTTTAATTCTGGTTGTTTTTTACGTGAAGGCATGTCTTCATCCTCAAAAAATACGCCATTGTCTTGAAATTCTTTCCATCTATCTATGTCTTCTACATATGCTTGCCACTGGCCTAAAACCTTGTGCATGGGGAAATTTCTCTCTTTTTTGTATGCCATCAAGGTATTATAAGACCTTCCTTCTACATAACTAGAGATCACATCTATCCCTACTAGTTTTTTGCTTACCATCGGTGATTATCCTCTTTATATGTTTTTTGTGTGGGTCCTTGTGTTACTCTCCCTTGTTCAGGAGGTCTTTCATACTGTATGTTACTGACGATGGCTCCTAAAAAGGCCATAGCCGAACAATCCAGTAAGTGATTCTCATAACTAGCTCTCTTTTCATAATCTCCTTTCTCGTTCTTATACTCCGATCTCAGGGATTTTTTATAATAATTGTTTACGTCTTTATGAAGTCTCCAGGCTCCAGGCATGTTCTCCTCTACTTTCATCTTATAGAACATTTGGTCTTTGATCGAAACAGTGTTCCACGAGACTCTCTGTAGACCTCCGATGACTTTAGCCCCATTCCTACCTCTATCTACTTGAGTGTATGTGTAGTCCTGGCCCATTGCTTTTCCTCGACCAGAACATGGAATCACTCTACCTATGTGTTTTCTACACCAATCGTGTATCTCATCTGTTCTGTGTCCTTGTGAGTCGATCATTGTCAGTCCCACTCGATAGTTCTCGTACACAGAGTTAAATAATACCTGCTCTAAAGCTGCGAGGTCTGTGACGAATCCATCGTGAACTCCCCATGAGCTGTTGTGAGCACCAAAGGCTCTAATCTCGAACCAGAAGCCATTGTCCTGTGTATCCACTCCTGCAATTAAACCATGAGCCTCTTTCGGGACAGAACCTACCTAGGTCGTGAAACTGATCGACCAATAGATCAATGTCTGAGGACTTTAGTGTATTTGCTGGCTCGTAACGCCACGGCTCGGACAAAGAGCTATTCACAAAGTTCTGTAGTTCTCCGAGGTCGCCTTTCTTGGCCTTATCTTGGGCTTCTAAGAATTTTAGAATTAGTTTAGGTAAAGGTGTTATCGGTGACATGATCTCGTTGAAGTGGAATGATCTCTTCTCGGACGGTGCGTCGGGATTATCCGGCCTCCACTCTCCTTTAGCCAACATTACTCTTTTATGTTTGTTGACGATCTTGCCTTCACACTCTGGACATTCGATGTAGCCTATATCTCCTCTTTTGGAAAAAGATACCTCGTCGTCGCCTTCTTCTCCTTCATCCTTGAAACTTCCGTACTTGTTCGGGAATTTTATGTGATCGTTCCATTTTGGAGTAAACATGTGTTTACAGTGAGGACATGGCCAGTGGTAGTATTCTTGNGAACCTTCGAGGAAGGCTTTCCAGACGTGGCCGTCATCTACCGTCGGGGTTGATGTAATAAAAACTTTTCTGTTGGGGAACCACTTAGCACGTTCTCTAAGGAGTGATATCGGGTCAGCCTCATCCTTCAACTTAGCCTGGAGCTTGTCTACCTCATCCATGAAGAGGAATCCTGCAGAACGTCCTGCCAGATTCGCTGCCGAACTACCACCAATAAAGTTTACAGTACCAGATGTAAAATGCATCTCCAACATCTTGAACTTGTGACGGTCAGTAGGTTTGTACTTCGCTACTTCTGGAGTTGCTTCGATCATAGGTTGATACCTCGTCTCAGAAAAGGACTTAGCCATATCCTGTGAAGGCATCAAGAAAATTTGATTGCCTGGGTTGTTCGGGGTGTTGAACATCATACACACGATCTCTGTCGTGGTCTTGGCTGACTGCGCAGCCCAACACAGAGTTATCTCTCTTGTCGGCTTGTCTGAATAACACTCCATCGGGACTCTTACATAAGGTGTAAGTTCTGTGGAGTATCGTCCAGGTTTAGGCGAAGCTCTCGGGGGAAGGAAAACATTCTCTTCTGCCCATTCCCAACAGTTCAGCCTCTTAGGTGGAGTCCATGCCTTTTTCCAAGTGTCTCTCATAAACTCTTTGTGGCTTTGTCTGAATCTCCCTTTCATCCGAGGTCGTCTTGTTGTGCTACTAAAATAGCAATAGCTCCTAAAACACCCAACCAAAAGACAGATAAGAACATTCCTACAAACATTTTATTTATCGAAATTTTCTGGCTGAATGTCGATACGAAAAAATATATTGTGAAAAACGCTGCGGCAATAACGATGTATGCTTCCATGTATACGCTCATTTCTTACTTACCTCTTCCAGTGCTTTATCAATTGCTTTTTCCATGATCTCTAAAACCACAGTCCTGTCGTCTTGTTCCATAATATCCTCGATGACTTGTTCAGGGACGGAACGTAACTTGGTTACAGTCGGTGTGACTTTTTTGTTGAAAAATTCGTGGACCTCTTCTCTAGGGATCAGATGTTCCTGTTTCTCCAAAATAGATAAACTCTCTGACTCATGTTTTCTTAAAAGGTCTTGAACGTCCTTCCAGGTTTTTAAATGAGTCGCTAGTAAAATAGGGTCATCGGCAATTTCCTGAGCTTGCATCGAAACGTGTCTTTCCATTTGTCTTGCACGACAAAGAGATCCTTCCAAACCCTCGTCCATGTTTTCAAACACCAGAGATAATCCGACGTTCTCTGTTGACACGCCTTTCATCTTTTTTAGAATCTCGGTTGCGACTATTCTCCTATCTTCACGACACTGCCCTTTCGGATTTGTCATTAAGAATTGGCAGATTTCCCGTAAATTCCAGAAACCATTTTCATCGGGAGTAAGACCACGACTTTTATAAGTTGATAAATTGTTGGAGGTGAGTTTTAGATGGAGTCGTAACCACTTGGGCTTGACCAGACCATCCTCAGGGATAGCAGGTAAAACCGTATCTGAAGTTATGTCTTCTTTGTACGCCATGTAGAGTTCCTTTCTTTGTTCTGACAATAGGTTTCGTGAGCTTGTATTGCGAGAATCAGACTTTCAAAAACTTTCAATAACTTTCAATAACTTTCAAAAACTTTCAAGGGTTTTAGGGTGGTTTTTGGCCTCGATTTTGATATATAGAAACGCGATTTTTGTGCTAAATTTTCTGTCATATGTTTTAAAATATGACTCATAAGTAAGCTCGATGCCATGTCCGACC